GCCCGAATCAGCCGGGATGGGGCGGGATTTGCCGAGACTGGAGACGACTGTCCCCGAGTTGGATGATTCGGACGCGGACGCGATCGCCGATTGGGCGAAGACGTTTCTCGGCGTAACGCTTATGCCTTGGCAGCGGCGGGTATTGCATGGGATGACCGTCAAGACGGCGGCTGGGGAGCTCCAGCACCGGGCGTCGTTGGTGTCGACGGCGCGGCAGCAAGGGAAGACGGTTGCTCTTACGGCGCTGGTCGGCTGGTGGCTTACGGTTCGCCCGATTACCCACGGGCCCCAGACTGTGCTCACGACGGCGCACCGGCTCGACGTCGCGGTTGAGCTCTTCCACCGGCTCGCCGACATTCTCGAAACCCAGTTCGCGGCGCGAGTGCTCCGGGCGTATGGGCGAAACCAAGTCGAAATGCCCGACGGGTCGAGGTGGCTTGTGAAGGCGGCAACCGGATCCGTCGGCCACGGGTTGAGCTGTGACCTAATCGTGGTTGACGAAGTCTGGAGCGTTTCCGCCGAAGCGATCGACCAAGGTCTTCTGCCGACAATGCGCGCCCGCCCCGAGCCGCTCTTATCTATGTGGAGCACTGCGGGCACCGAAGCGTCGGACGTCATGCTCCGATACCGGGAGCAAGGAATCCAGCTCATCGACGCCGGCCGACCGGGCGACCTCTACTTTGCCGAATGGTCTCCTGCCCTTGACCTTGACCCGATGAGCCCGGAGGCGTGGGCGTATGCCAACCCCGCCCTCGGCCGGACGCTCAAACTGAAGACCCTTGAGGCGGAGTCTCGGTCGCCGGATCGGGCAGCGTTTCTTCGTGCAGCCGTCAACCTTTGGGTCGCCACCGAACGCGGTTGGCTCACCCCCGGCCTCTGGCCAGAACTCAAACTTGACGGCGTCGACATCCCAGCCGGCGGCGTCGTCGCCCTCGAGCAATCCCTCGACGAGTCCCGCTACTTCGGGCTTCGCGCCGTAGCGCTCGGCGACGGACGAACCGCGGTGACCGTCGAGTTCCAAGCCGGAACGATTACCGAATGGATCGCCGCGGTTGAACGCCTCGCCGCCGACCCGAAGATCCGTTTCGCCGTCACCCCAACCCTCGACATCCACTACCCGGCGCACCTCATGGGGCGGCGTACCTCGGTCGGCTATCGGGAGCTTCTCGCGTGGACGCCAACCGTCCGCCAGATGCTCGAGCAGAAACGGGTCGTGCATACCGGCGAGCAGCTTCTCGCGGAGCACGTACAACGAGCCGTCGCCGTCAAAACCCAGAACTCGGTCGCCCTCTCATCCCAACGATCACCGGGGCCGATCGAACTCGCCCGTTGCATGGTGTGGGCGGTCGCCCTCACCTCGAAGACCGTCGTCTCTGGGAAGCCAATGATCGTTGTCGCCGGTGGCTAACCTTCCGAACGGAACCGGGCGCCGCGCTCCCGCGTGCCTCCTTTCGTCGGGATCGGTTGCACCCCCCGGCGTCCGGTTCCACCAACCCTGCCGCAACGTAGGGCAGACTTCTAAATATGCCGATCCGCAAGAAGCGCGCCGCGATCTCTGACCCCGCCGTCAAGGCCGCGGTCGGCGGCTACTACACGCCCCAAGCCGCCGGCCCCAATCTGATCGGCCAGTTCTACACCTACCAAGAAGGCGAAGCTCGAAACGCGGCAATTTCCGTCCCCGCGATCTCCCGATCGTTGAACCTTTTTAAGTCCGTAATCGGATGTATGCCGCTACGGATGTATAACGAACGTTGGATGGACGGGACGCGGGAGAAGATGTACCTCGACCCGCGCTCTTGGCTTCGCCGCCCCGACCCAACCGTCCCCTACCAGTTCCTCATGGGTTGGACGCTCGACGATCTCGTCATGTTCGGCCGCGCCTTCTGGTACGTGCAGTCCCGCACCCGCGACGGATTCCCCGCCAGCTTTACCCGACTTCCGGCTGGCTCTATCACCACGCCGGACGCCGCCGGCCCAGTCTGGTTCGGCCAGTCAAAACAGATCTACTTCAACGGCGGGATGCTCGACCCGGACAACGTGATCCAGTTCCTGTCGCCCGCCCAAGGTCTGATCTACGCGGCACCCCAAGCAATCGAAACGGCGCTTGCCATCGAAGCCGCCCGGAAGCGCAACGCCGCCTCGGCGATCCCGTCCGGAATCCTCCAGCAACGTGAAGGTTCTGAACCGATGTCCGGCGAAGAGCTAACAACAATGGTCGCCGCCTTTGAGAAGGCGCGACGGACAAACTCGATCGCCGCCCTCAACCAGTTCGTCAACTTCCAAGAAACGGTAATGACGCCCGACAAGATGCTCCTCATCGAGTCCGCGAACTACTCCGCCCTCGAGGCCGCCCGCCTCGCCAACGTCCCGCCCTATATGGTCGGCGTCTCCACCGGCTCCTACTCGTACCAGTCAAGCCAGCAAGCCCGAACCGACCTCTGGCTCTTCGGCGTCAAGCTCTACGCCGAGGCGATCGCAGAAACCCTGTCGATGGACAACGTCCTCCCCCGCGGAACCTACGTCGAGTTTTACTCCGAGGAATACCTTGAGGATGAGGCCGCCTCTGACGCCGTCAACGAAGTTTCGGACTCTTCCGATATGGACATTGAAGAGAACACCGGCGAGCAGCTCGCCAACTCAAGGAGGTAACCCATGATCCGTTTCCACGCCCAGCACGCCACGCTCGACGCGGCCGCCCCGGACGCCGAAGCCCCGCGGACGATTACCGGGGTCGCCGTCCCGTGGGATGTCGCCGCGACCGTCTCCGATGGGACACCCGTCAAGTTCCTCCGCGGCTCCTTCGACGTCAACCAGAAAGCCGCGAAACTTGTCGAGAACCACGACCTCACCGCGCTCCGCGGCACCGTCACCGAACTCGTTGACGCCGAAGAAGGGCTTCTCTTTACGGCGCGGTTCGCCAAGACGTCCGCCGCCGACGAAGCAATTGAACTGGTCAAGGCTGGCGCCTACGACGCCGTTTCTGTTGGCGCCCAGCCCGTGAAGTTCAAGTACGACAAGGACGGGACGATGGTCGTATCGGAGGCACGACTCCTCGAGCTCTCACTCGTCCCCTACGGCGCGTTCGAGGAGGCGGTCATCACCGAGATCGCCGCATCCGCCGAAGAGGAAGAAATCCACACCCCAGCAGAAGAGGTCGGCAATACTGACCCACAAGACACCCCCAAGGAGAACGAAGACATGAGCGACCAGACCCCCGAGCTCGTCGAGGCCACGATCCCCACGACCCCGCTCCCAGCCCAGCCGAAGCGCGAGTTCAAGATGCCGAGCGCGGCCGACTACCTCGCCGCGATGCACATCGGCGGCGACACGTTCCGCAAGGTCAACGAAGCGTTCGTCGAGGCGAACAAGGCGTCGCGCTCCGTCCTTCAGGCCGCCGCCGGCGACCAGATCACGACCGACACGCCCGGACTCCTCCCGGTGCCCGTCCTCGGCCCGGTCTTTCAGGACATCAACTACATCCGCCCGTTCGTCACGGCGATCGGCGCCCGCGCCTATCCGGACGGCGGTAGCCAGAAGACGTTCATCCGGCCGACGATCACGACCCACACGCAGGTCGCCGAGCAGACCAACGAGCTCGGCGCCGGTGGCGCCCGGACGATGGTCATCGCCGCGAACACGATCACGAAGAAGACGTTCTCGGGAACCGTCACCCTGTCCGCTCAGGACATCGACTTTACGTCGCCCCCGGCGATGCAGCAGATCCTGAACGACCTAATGGGCCAGTACATGATCGTCACGGACAACTTCGCGGTCGACACCTTCGTCACCGCGTCGACGACGATCGGCCAGTGGGACGGAACGGCGGAGGATCTCATCCTCTTCCTGTACGGCGCAGCTCGCGACATTTCCAACGGGTCGAACTTCTTCCCAACCCATATTCTCATGGGCGCAGACGCTTGGGCGAAGCTCGGCTCGACGGTTGACGCGGACAAGCGCCCGCTCTTCCCCGCGGTTGGCGCCCCCGGCCTCGGCGGCTACAACACCCTCGGCGCCGGCAACGTGACCAACTGGTCAACGACGAACCCGCTCGGCTTGCAGATCATCGTCGACTCGAACGTCGCCGCGAAGACGATGGTCGTCTTCCACGCGCCGGCCGCCGAGTACTACGAGCAGGTTCGTGGCCTTATGAGCGTCGAGGTGCCCTCCAAGGTTGCGCGGGAGTTCACGTACTACGGGTACGCCTCCTTCTTCCTTGCGAAGTCGACCTTCGCCCAGAAGATCACCTACGCCTAGGCGGGAGGGCCCCTAGTGGCCGTCTACCAGATCACCCACAAATACCTCCTCGACAACTACGCCGTCGTCCAGCTCCTCACCCCCGGAGAGCTGGACGTCGGCCAGTCGGTCACTATCGGCGCGGTAGACGCGACCTTCAACGGCGCATATACCGTCTACGCCTTGCCTCAATACCTCTACACGGGCACCGACACCGAAGGCGACCTTCTCTTCGACGTCAACGTCCCGATCGCAAACCAAGTCCTTTACGCCCGGACGGCCGCCGACGTCGAGCGGCAAGCCACCTCCGGCACCCTCACCTATACGCCGACGTGCACTTGGGTATCCGCCGCGGACGTGACCGTCTGGTTGAACATCACCCCAGCCAGCGCCAACGACACCGCATTCATCACTCAATGCGCGAGCGCCGCGAGCCAGTTTTGCTGGCGCCGTAGAGCCGAAGCCTCCTACGTCGACTCCCTAACAACCGTCCCCAGCCAAGACGTCAAGCTCGGAACGATCATGTACGCCGGCGCCCTCTACCGGGCTCGAGGATCCCTCGGCGACAACTTCGCGAGCTTCGACAACATGGGCGCGGGCCCAATTATCGGCATGAGCAGCCAAGTAAAGCAGCTCCTCGGCGTCGACCGTCCCGCGGTCGCCTAATGGCCGGAACCGGCGCGTTCAACGACGCCCTCGCCCTCCTCGCGGCTCGTCTTGCCACAATCTCCGGCGTCCCCGTGGTGCGCGACCCGCGGAACATCGCGCCCGGTTGCATCCTCATTTCGGCGCCGTCGCTCGAGTTTTTTACCGGGCAGGTTGCCGCGATGCGGGTTCCCCTCATGCTCATTTCGTCCGGCCCCGGCAACCTTGACGCCCTCGACCAGCTCCTCGGGATCGTCGCAAAGGTCGCAGAGCTCAACGTGGGCGCCACGGTTGCGATCCCGACGTCGGTAAACATCGGCGGGACGGACGCCCCGGCCTACGAGATGACGATCAACCTCGCCGGAGGGGTAGCGATCCCGTGACCTCGTGGCTCGTCGTCTCCCCGCGGCTCGGCGTGCCCGGCTCGCCGTTCGTCCCCCAGCCGGGCGCTAACGTCGCCGCCCTTGTCGCGTCGGGCGCGATCGTCGAGGTTGCCGACATCCTCAACACGGCGAAAGACGCCGCCCAGAGCATCACGTCCCGTAAAGTCACCCGCAAGACCCCCAAGGAGTAACCCCATATGGCCGGCACGACCTACCTCGCAAACCCCGCCCTCGTCG